GTATTGAAAGCCAGGCTGACATAGTTATTACCTGTCTGGTCTGCCCGCCCGTATCTGTTCTTGACTGGGGCTACGCAGAGATAGGTCTCATCACCCTGTTTCATCTGTCCTATAGTCAATACCATTGCTGGAATCTGATTGACCAGACCCTGAATGGCTGACCGTGGCTGGCAAGGATAACCCTCAAAGCCTTCCTTGGTATGGTGCAAGACCAGCACTGCTGCGTTGGTATCTCTTGCAAGATACTTCAACTCCTTCATTGCTGCTCGCATACCTTGGAATTCTTCGTGACCATCCATCGCAATATCCATAAGGTTATCTACCACAATAAGCGTTGGACTCCTACCCCACACAGTTTCAAATGCTGATACCTCGTCGTCTAAATCTTTTAGAGTGGGTGTTGACTCAAAGGACCAGAACAAATGATTGTTCAGGGTAAGGATTTCTTCTGCTTGATTGGGCTCACGCTTGAGCAACTGCTCTGCTGCTGTCTGTGTCATACGACCTGACATTGCAACAAGACGCATTGCCATTGTGTGAGCATTGGTATCTGCGCTGAAGTACAGCGTAGGTACTTTGGATTTGGCTGCGATTGCCAGTGCAACTGATGACTTACCTGCACCTGGAGTGCCAGCAACCATCGTAATTTCTGCACGGCGCAGGATAATTCCTGCTCGTTCAAATGCCGCAAAGGCGGGCGGTAATGGTTCTCCGCCCACCTCTGCTTTGCTGATGCTACGCTTTAGAGTTCTCAATTTCTATCTCCTTACCGCAGCGTGTGCAATAGATTGTTTTGTTAACAAGTGAACTCCAATAAAGGTGTCCAATTATTTTGCAAATCCACATTACTTAACCTGGTCGGCTACGAATGTGTTCCACTCTGCGGAACCAGCACGAACATACTGATTCTTACACTTATCAAATGCACCCTTTGGTGCTGGGCAGAAGTAACCACGATAGGTCTTACCATCTTTACCTGTGCCCTGAATTGCAGTCATCTTTCCGTGTGGACAATTCTTGCCACCGAGTGATGGTCCGCCCCAGCCTCCGTTGTCTGCTGGTGTGTTGTCAATGATAGATGCGCCAAGTGCTGCTGCTACTTGCGCTGGTGCCATTGGCTGTGCTGTTGGTGCTACGCCTTTGGCTGCTGCTTCAAGTTCTGTTACTGCTGACTTGATTGCATCAAGTGCTGTTGCTACTAACTGGTCAAGTTCATCACCGTGTTCTGCACGAACTGTAATGAGTGAACCTGCTGCTGATTTTACTGTGATACTGATTGGTGCTTCAGTGCTAGCCACTGATTGTCTCCTGTTCTTCAAATGGAGTAGCAAGACCTTTTTTGTCCCGCCACTGTCTGACTTTCATTGCAAATTGTACTCCCTTCCAGCCCTCTGCTATGTCTATCCAAACTAATTTGCATAGACCAGTTCCTGCTGGCAAGTGAATGATGATGGCTTTGTCTTTATTGACATCACCCCAACTGCCACGGCGACCCGTAGCAATGTCATACGGGGAGCCGTTGGCATAGATTGCCAACTGAATAGCAATGTTATTAGGGTGGTCAATGCGACCAGTCTTTATATCTGCAATGAATCGTTCACCTTTATACTCAACAACTCTGTCTGGTGTGCCAGCAATTTTGAATTTATCTAGCACACAAAATTGTTCTATAAAGATTTTATTAAGTTGTGATGTTGCTTTCTGGTAGGCAATTAAGTCCCCTGCCCACTCGTCTGGAACTGGTCCGATGTCCTGTCCCAAATCTAGTTTCTCTGCAAATGAATGCAGCGCTGTGCCGATAGTTGCTGCACGACTAGCGCCTGCAACTTCCATAGCATCCTCAATGTACTTGTTAATCGCCATCTTATCTTCTTGTGCTGCGCTAATTGCTAGTAGCAAATCACTACGCACCGTCAGACCAATGGCTGCCATTCGCATCTTCCAAGCAGTCAATGCTGCTGGGTCGTCAAGGCTATTAGCAATAGTAGTAGCCCGTGTATAAGCGACTGGTTTTCCTCCCGTTTTGGGAAGGATTAACGGACGACCATATCGGTCTCGTTCTATTTCTTGTCTCATAAAATTCCTTGTCTCCTTGTAAAAGAAATGGGCTGAGAAAGGAGACTAATCAAAACCCAGCCCATTTCAGTAGGCAAAGTGTAGCAGATAGAAAGGCGGTTATCTGCTCACTTTGATTCGGCGTGGCATTGGCAAGCACAGCGTCTCCTGAGTGCGTGGATACTGATGACCGCAGTACCTGTGCATTCACTGTGCTTACCTACCATACATTTACCTGAATGCAGAGCATCAACATAAGTATGGTCTGCTATCTTAGGCATTACTGTTGACTAGCGTCTGCGCTGTCAATGTCCCATTCATCTAGATTGCCGTCACCATTGAACTCTACGGTGAGGTCATTTTCTACAATGTCACGGGCATCTTCTTCTGAGTCTGCTTCTATATCTGTAATGACAAAGTTGATACGACCTGTCACTGTAAACAAAGACTTGAGTTTGTCTGAGCCAATAGACTCAAGCAACTCGTTAACATCTTCTACTGTGCAGGTAATCTCTGTATCACCTGTGTCATAGCGGTCTTTGAAAAACTCATAAACCTTTTCTCTGACTTGTGCTTTCTCCACCCAATACTTGTTAGCCTTTTCTTTCTGGTAATCAAGGTCTTGGATAGTATTCTTAATCATCTCATCGGTATACTTAATTGTATTACCGTCTTTATCTGTGTATAAGTATTCCATTGTAGTCTCCTTATGCTGTTAGTAGTTCTAGTGCTCTGAGTTTCAGGTTATCTGAACCACCAGACATAGCCCTGATACCAGAGATTGTGCCTTTATCTTTCTTGCCGTGGTCAGCGTACTCAACAACAGCCTGCCACAAACCGAACTCCGTGCCACGGATATTCTCTTGTGTCTCACTGTTGCTGTAGATATTCATCGCAGTATGCCGTGCTGTATTGGCACGAGCCAACTGCGACTTCTCCCCAACAGATAGCAAAGCCAATGGCTTATCTTCTATTGTGGATGGTAATGGAAATACCTTCTTGAAATAATTCAAGGCGTGCTCACGGGTAACTTCACGCTCGGATAGCGTGTTAGCAATACGCTCATATGCCTCAATGTTTTCATAAGATAACTTTAAGATATGACTAATCTCAGATACTTCTAACTTGCTGTTAGCGGTATGCTTGAGAGTATATGTGAAAGCATTCTTGTTGCGATAGATTTTATTAATCTGATTAGCGCAATACAAACGCTCAATGATTGGCTTGATGATGACTGAACTGCTGCCATCGTGGCTGGTCTTAGCCAAAATGAATGCAGCGTGTGGGTCATTGGCTACAGTAATCTCATTAGGTAACTGCAGTAACATCCATACCTTTGCACCGTGGTCATACTCACCAGCAGCTGCATATCTAGCATCGCCTGAATCAATCAGGGAATCAAGTGCTGAGAATATTTCGTTGTTTTGGAATGGCTGATACCGATTGCCAACAACACCAATGACTTGTGTATCGCCGAAAGGTGTCGTCTTAACGACCGCTACTTTATGCTTAACCTCAAGCGGAGTTGATTGCTCTGTGCCTGGGATTAGATAAGAGGCTGTCATATTATGTAGTGATACTGACCAGTCAAGACCTGCCTGTCTGGCTACATCGCTGGCTGAAGTGGCTGTTACTGCTGTGCCTGACTTCACCCAGTTGGACATATTCTTAGGTTTGACTGCTGTTGCTGTGGTCATATTGTCTCCTTACTTTGGTTGTGCTACTCGTAGTAGTGCCCAACTGCTGCCTTCATTTAGATTATTTTTTGTAATTAAATCAGCAATCATTTCTGTTCCTGCTACTTGGAAGAATGAGTTACGCATTTCCTCTGACATAGAAAGAATTTCTTTGACTGTTGGTTCTGGTGATTCTTCATTGATGACTGTCTCTAGTTCCACTAGATGTTTGATAATCACTTGCTGTCTCCTTTATAGGTATTTGGTTATGCTGCCGTATGTTGCTGTACTGATAGTGTCACTATCAGACATCTTGAGAACACGAATAGCATTCTCAATTTCTTCTTTGCTATCTTTGTATTGCCAGTCGTGCATTGATTCAAAGTCCCGTTTAGGTTCTTCTGGTAGTTTAATTGTGCCTGCTGGTAAAGTAAATACAACCCTAATAGTATTGTTGTATCTTGTTTCAGCATCTAATTCTTCCGCTTTAGAAATTTTAGACACTGCTAATTTAGCAACTTGTTTTTGCCAACGCTGTTGCGCTGCCTTGAACTTTGCTTCATTACTTGCTTGATTTTTTTGGTTAGTTTCTAACTTAACCAATGATTGCTCAAGTGCTTTAATAACCTTGAGTCGTGATACTGGTACGTTAATACCTTGTCCACGTCTTGCCATTGTTGTCTCCTTTGTTTGTTGTATGTTCCGTGTTCGCAGGTAGCGGAACGACCCACCCTCCAAATCGCTATTGGAAGCGGTGCGAATCCACGATTACGCTGGTTAGACCTGCATCTCTCGTGGAAATCTAATACCACCCGTGCTTACGCCAATGAGCCCAAGCAACTGATGGTTTGCCATAGCGGTGCTGGATATAAGCCAGCCCCCGTGCAATTTGTTCGGGGGCTGGCGTAGTAGGTGCCATACCTAATATCTGTGGAATACCAAATGCAGATGAGTGTGGATTATCTGCAGTGTGGTCCCACGCTGATTCTTTGCCCCAGAGTTTTAGTAATGCTCGGTATTCTGAATGACCCCACGTCTCATACTGTGCTGAGATTAGTGCCTTCGCATAAGATTTGCTCAAGGATTTCGTCCAACGAATCTCCTTCTTTGTCAAGGGTTTGCTTTCGTCCTTGTGCTTGAGTCTGTCTGCTACTGCTATTGCATATGACTGACTCGGAAATAGCACTGACGATAGAGTCAATGCCCAACTGAATAGCCCTGCTAACTTGGTCTTCATTTAGTACTCCATCTGTATAGGCAATAGCCAATTGCAATGAGGTATAGCCAGGTGATTCCTGTTGAGATGTGTGGAAAGACAACTTCATACATTTTCCTCTCCTAGTTCTACTAGAATAACATTAAGTGTATTACGGACTAGTATCCATTGCCGCTCGTCTTGTTCCCAAGACTTGCTGTGAAAGTATCTGACCTGATAGTCGGCTGTATCTCTATGCCTTTTCACTATCTGGATAGCGGTCTGCATATCTGGCTGATAGGTCTTCAATGGTTTCATTGAACTTGTTTACCTCCCATATGATTTCGTCTAGCCACTTGTTAATATCCTGTAGTTCTTTGAGTAGGCTCATATATATTTTCCTATTAGGTCATTGGTGTGTCCTGCTTTTAAACCATATTCTTCTTCAAGAACTCGGGCATAGATAGCCTTGAATTCTTCTGGTCTTTTCTTGGCTAGCACTCTGAGTGCTATGCCATAGGCTTTAGTTCGCTTCTGTACTACTGACATTTCTTTAGCCATTGTTAGACTCCCATCTTTGCAAACGCACAGGTTTGGCATAGGTAATAACCTTCATCATTTCTATCATCAACTGGAACTACTAATGCCCAGCCACATTTAGTGCACTCGGCTTCAAAGTATTTACTAGTCATTGTATGTTTCCTCTCGGTCTTCTCCGAATACGGATACCCAACAATCTGGATGCATTCCACTAATTATCTGCTCACGCAATGGAACAGATAAAGTCTTGAATGCAGTCTGAACAAACTCACCTCTGAGATATGTGAACAGTTCAGTTTCATCTACCATTACTGTGCCAGTCTTATAACAAACTGGGCAACGTCTTGTTGCAAATACGGTCATCATTTTATTTGGTCTCCTTTGTAGGAGGCAGGGCTGCCGCAGGTAGTAGCAGCCCTGCCTACATTTATTAGTTTACAGACACAACTTCAATCTGTGTATAAGGTGCACGACGTTCGGCATTATCAATACCTGGTCGGCGGTCAAAGCGTGTAACCAACTTGCCAGTTAGAGTCACGACTTGTGATACTCCATCAATCCAAGACACATTAGCCAATGCATTCTTGGTATCAGAGTTAGTAAACACCAACGGCATTGTAAAGACACACTTGCCTTCATCATTACGCTGGCTTAGATTTGCAGTTATAACTTTATAGTTGCCAGAGCCTCGCTCCTGAACATTCTTGATATAACCTGTTACTTGTACTTCATTCATTATAGTCTCCTTTATAGTTTATATTTGGAGCGGTGTCCCGCCTCGCCCGTCGGGCGGGCACCGCGTCAGTTACACTCTTGACAACCAGTGCGCTTTGGATATACCAAGTTACACTTCGGGCAAACTACCTCAAACATATGAAGGACTGAACGACCTTCATCTTCATCTAGGTCAAACATATGCTGACCTAGAAAATATGTAGACGGACATCTATCCGCTAGATTGTAAGTAGCAGGGACAAACTCATCTCTGACCTTGCCATCTGCCATACGGGTATGACTACCTATCCAATCAGAAGCGACTGGTACTTCGCTCAAATCGGTTATGACATCACCTTCTGCTAAGCGTTCATCAGCCCTATGATTCCAGGCTAACTCATCTACCTTAGCCTCATTGGACTCGTCACAAACTCGGCACTTGACATCGTAATCTGCAATAGTCATACAGTCATAACACTCTAACATCACAGAGATACCATTAGATACAACAAGAACTTCAGTCATTATTTAGTCTCCTTTATTCTATTCTGAAGCACTGCCCTGTCGCCCCGCCGCAGGGCAGTGCGTTCTAGACTCCTAAGAAACTTAAGATAAGTAACTAGGTCCTTTACTCGTAAAGGATAGCCACGCAATTCTTGCGAGTCAAGCATTTTCATATAGTTCCTTTCTGAGAGCGCTGACACTGGGCTGGCTAGCCCAATGGTGGAGATAGTAAAAAAGGGCTGGCTATAAATAACCAGCCCTTTTTGACTAGAGCGATGAGTCTTCTGCGGGCTCTACGATTTCATCTACAGATTCCAATCTGAAGACGGTGCTCCAAGCGTCGCCACGCTTGTCGGTCTTGAACCAGCCAGACACGCTAGCAACTGGGCGTTCTGTCTTGCCGCTTTCGCCAGTGAGTTCAGCGGAATGCTCTTGCTGCTCTAGAGAGCGGAGCGCTCCTACAGCCTTGCTGAAGCAAATAAAGGGCAGCGACGATTGAAAACCGCCGTTCTCATTGCGGAGAATAAGAACGCCTGTCGCGTAGTTGTTGCCGTTCTTAGCGGTCTTGATAGCCAAACCTGCAAGTTCGGCGTCTGCGAAGGAAACGGTGTGCTTTGACATTTTGTACCTGCTTTCTCTGTTGAGTTTGCGCCACTCTTGTGAGTGGCTGGAGCGTTTTTAGCAGGGAAGCGGGTTCCCTCCGTCATAAAACACGCCCGCTTGCGGGGCGTGGTGTTGACGGGAGGGTGCTCCCTGCTATGCTCCGTTTAGCCACTCACGGCGCATACCAACAGGAAACAGGTGCTCTACAAAATGGCAGCACCGTTTGCGAGCGCCGATACTTGCGCTCTAGGTTTGCTATTGACCGCTGGCAACTGCGACAGCGTCCTCCGCAATGGCGGTTTGTCGCTGCCTGCTTCAGCGTAGGCTGTGCTCCGCCTGAGCAGCAGTTCCGCTACTGGCGAGCAAGACACCAGTTGCTGTCTGGTTGGTAGACCGACGGCGACGATTACCGTCTGAATAGGAATCGGAAATCGTCCGCAGTCATCGCTGGCAAAGGCTGGTTTATAGCCAGCATACAGACTATCGTAACTGTATAGCCAGCGTCCCAGACAGGTCAGCCAGATAGGTAGCCCAGACAGCGCTCTCTATACAGCACTATCCAGGCGACAGCAAACAGTCGCAGGGTCTAGAAGACCCCAGACTGTTTAATACTGGCTGAGAGTTATATAGTACACTACCAAAAAGATTTTCCCGTACAGAGATAGCACCCCTGCA